CAGGCAATATCGTAATTGGTGCCGTCTTAGCCAACTCTAGCACTTTAGTAGTTGGTAACTCTACAGTAGCCGTATTCACTAATAGTACTGCATTCGTAGGCAATACTGTAGGCGTTCATACTGGTAACGTAGCTGCAACCACTCTCACCGGTAATTTAACCGGTAACGTATCGGCCACCACTGTATCAGCTTCGGCTAATGTCACTGTAGGTGCTAACGTCTTAATCAATGTTAGCGCGCTGGCTATCGGTAATTCTACGGCAAATGTGCTTGTTACTGCTTCTAATATAACTGTTGGTAACTCTTCAGTAAATGTTTTCGCGAACAGCACCGCATTAGTAGGTAATGTAGTTGCTACTACCGTCAATGCCACTGCAAATATAGTGGTCGGTGCTAACGTCTTAGTCAATACAAGCACGCTGGCTATTGGTAATTCTACGGCGAATGTACTTGTCACTGCTTCTAGAATAACTGTAGGCAACTCTTCAATAAATGTTTATGCTACCAATACTGCATTCGTAGGCAACGTAACAGCTACTTCTATCACCGGTAACTTAGCTGGTAATGTCGTAGCTACTACTATTACGGGTAATCTAAGTGGTAACGTCTCGTCTACCTTTGTGTCAGCCTCGGCTAATGTCACAGTCGGTGCTAATGTCTTAGTCAATACTAGCGCACTGACTATCGGTAATTCTACGGCAAACGTACTTGTTACTGCTACTAATATAACTGTCGGCAACTCTTCAATAAATGTTTTCGCGAACAGCACTGCATTCGTAGGTAACACTGTAGGCGTTCATACTGGTAGTATTACCGGTAATTTAACCGGTAACGTATCGGCCACCACTATATCAGCTTCGGCTAATGTTACAGTAGGTGCCAACGTTTTAGTCAATACTAGCGCACTAGCCATAGGCAATTCTACAGCGAATGTACTTGTTACTGCTACTAATATAACGGTTGGTAATTCTACAGTAAATGTTTTCGCGAACAGTAGCTCATTAGTATCAGCTACCGTCAACGCCTCATCGAATATCGTGGTCGGTGCTAACGTCTTAGTCAACACGAGTGCTCTAGCTGTCGGTAATTCTTCTGCTAATGTGCTTGTCACTGCTTCTAGAATAACTGTTGGCAATTCCACAGTAAATGTTTATGTTACCAATACTGCATTCATAGGAAACGTAACAGCTACTTCTATCACTGGTAACTTGGCCGGTAACGTAGTAGCTACTACTATTTCTGGTAACTTGGCCGGTAACGTATCTGCCGCTTTTGTCTCAGCTTCGGCTAATGTCACAGTCGGTTCTAACGTCTTAATCAATGTTAGCGCACTGGCTATTGGTAATTCTACGGCGAATGTACTTGTAACCGCTTCTAGCATAACTGTCGGTAACTCTTCAGTAAATGTTTATGCTAATAACACCGCATTCGTAGGTAATGTAGTTGCTACGGCGATCTCTGGTAACTTGGTTGGTAACGTAACAGCTACTACTATTAGCGCTTTGACGAGTGTCAGCGTAGGTAACTCTACAGTAAATGTTTCCGCAAATAGCACCACATTCTTAGGTAACTTAGCGGCCACTTCTATTACCGGTAACTTGGCCGGTAACGTAATTGCTACTACTGTTACAACTGCTACTGCTAGCGCTTTAACGAGTGTCAGTGTTGGCAACTCTACGATAAATGTTTCCGCGAACAGCACAGCATTCGTAGGCAATACCGTAGGTGTTCACACTGGCAATGTAGTAGCGAGCACTATCACTGGTAACCTCACCGGCAACGTAGTTGCAACTACTATCACCGGCAACTTAACAGGCAATGTAGTTGCTACGGCGATCACCGGTAACCTCACTGGTAACGTAGTAGCCACTACTGTTAGAGCTGCATCGTATAGCCTGAGTGGAACAGATATAGCTAATTCTACTGGTGTATATGCCACGTACTTCAATGGTCAGCAAGCAGCCTTCTATCTAAACGCTGGTAACCTTTCTGGTACTCTGCCATATGCGCAGATTCCAGCTAACGTGATCAATACCACCGCCGACTTTACCAGAACCGGAGTCACTACGCTAAACGCTAACTTGATCCTCGGATCTAGTGCTACTGCGGTTGGTCTGCAGGCTAACGGTTCATACGGCACGGCCGGGCAGGTCTTGGTATCGAACGGAACTGCTACGTACTGGTCTAATGTCAACGCTGCTGCCGGCATAATCTCTTCAATAGTAGCTGGAAGCGGCTTAACAGGTGGCGGTACTTCTGGCGAAGTCACTTTAGCTATAGGCCAGGCTAACGGTATCTTAGTAGAAGCTGATGCCATCAGCGTAGTCGCTGGAACTGGTACAGTAGTCAATACTTCAGGTATCCATGTAAACCCAACTTACATCGCTACGCTGGATGCTAATAATGCCACGTATGCCTACGGAAAAACTGAAGGCAACCTCAACGTCAACAACGCGACTACAGTTACAAATATTACACGTAGCTACGCGGCTACAGCAGACTTAAACACGCTGACTACATCTGGCTTCTATCGCTCAGACGTGGCAGAAAATTCTCCATCATCTTACGGCAATATGTTTGTCGCACAGGGCGGCGCTGATACGATTGGCCAGATTTATGTCAATTATACTGATGGAACTCTATACAGCCGCGCGGCCTATGGTCTTCCTAGTTCTCCAACTTGGTCCACTTGGAAGACGAACTTAAACAGCGGCAACTTCAACACCTACTCTCCGACCCTAACAGGCGGAGGTGCTTCGGGTAACTGGGGTATAAACATTAGTGGAACCGCCAGTTTTGCAAATAACTTAACTTCTAATAGAAATAATTGGGTTGGGGCAGGAGTTATCTCTGCTGTAGTCGGTCAGTTGGCTTGGAAGAACTACGGTGGCGGTCATACTATATTCGATGCTTCAAACGGTACGTCACCCGATGGAGGAGCAATTGATAATGCAAATCCGGGCACCCCATGGTCGGGGACTTATCCGACTCTTATGGGTTGGAATGGATCCAGCACATACGGTGTTCGTGTAGACAGCGCAAGATATGCAGATTATGCTTATTCTGCTAGCGCCATGACGTATCTAGGTTCGTTAACCACTAATAATGGTGCTACTACTCAGACTTGGGTCGTTCCGAATGGAGCAAACCTGGGTCCTTGGATGAGAATCTACATCAGAGTTTTCGGTGTCAGTCATGTCGGCACCGGCACTGTTGGTAGATTCTTCCGACTTAATGGTCAACAATGTTCTGATACTTATCTTGGCACCGAAGGTTGGACCGGAACTGTAGAATGCGATTTAGGTACCGGTATAGGTACGTTTGCTGACGCTGGAGCCTCTTCGTCTCAGCTCATTTCTAGAGCGTACGGTGTATATAATGGCAGCACTACGTTGTCATTTACTACTAGCAATTCTAACGGATTTGACGGTGGCATAATGTATTTCTATGGAGTAAGGTAATGGAAAAATTCTTTGAGAGCATCACGGATGGAGACAAAGTAACTATTCGTCCCTATACTGAAGAAGAGATAGCTGCAGTGATGGCAGCTAGGGCGCGTGAAAACGTTCCTGATCAGATCTCGGCTAGACAGGCTAGACTCTTAATTCTATCAAAAAATAAGACGATCGAATCTGAAAAAGTTATTCAGAGCCTCGGCGAGAAGGCCAAGATAAACTGGGAATATGGCACGGAATTCAAGAGCGGCGATGAAGTAATCGTAGCGCTATCGAAGTTACTGAATTTGACTGAAGATCAATTCTTCGAGGCAGCCAGTAAGCTATGATCACAAAGGAAATGCTCAGGAAGTTAGCTCCTACCGCTAACGACGCCATCATTACTCATCTGGCTAATCATTTAGACGAGCAGTTCTCTAAGTACGGCATCAATACCTATCTGAGAGTCTGTCACTTCTTAGCGCAGGCTGCTCATGAGTCCGCCAGCTTCAGGACTCTTCAAGAGTTCGCCTCGGGTGCAGCCTATGAAGGTCGCAAAGACTTAGGCAACGTCAAGCCTGGTGATGGTAAGAGATACAAGGGTAGAGGCATCTTCCAATTGACTGGAAGAGCTAACTACAGAGTCATGGGCCAAAAGCTTGGCATCAATCTCGAAGCTAATCCTGAACTAGCCTCAGATCCGATGATCTCTATTAAGACCGCGTGTGAGTACTGGAATAGTCGTAATCTCTCTGCTTATGCAGACCTAGACGACGTAACTACCATTACAAAGAGGATCAATGGCGGATTCAATGGCTTCGAAGACCGTAAGAAGTATTTGCTGAAGGCCAAAGCCATTATACCTAAGCGAGTGAAAATGTCAACTGCAGATTCGACAGAAGTACCTGCCGAGATCAAGACTCCTCGCCTGAACATCGTAGTAGCAAAGAGGGGCGACGTATCCGATTACGTGTATACTCTTCAAGACATGTTGTTCCGCAAAGGAGCAGTCATTCTCGCAGACGGTAACTTCGGTCCTGCCACCGAGGCGGCAGTCAAAGCCTTCCAAACAAAGTCGGGTCTACCGGCTACCGGCAAGATAGACACAGACACGCTCAATAAACTAATGGCACCCTAATGGCCGACGAGGCAAACACAGCCGCACAACCGTTCTTAGCAGATCCATCGATGTATCCTCCGCCACCGACGGAGACTACGACTATCGTCGAGATCGCTAAACAAAATGTGTTGCTGCCTGCTACTAAAAAAGAAAGCTGGATAACCAAGCTCTGGCGTCCGATGATGGCGTGGCAGTACATGGCCGTCTGCCTCTTCGACTTTATTGTGGCTCCTGTCATGATGGTGATCTATTCAGACAGAGCAGACGTAGCATACGTAGCTTGGCATCCTCTCTCGCTCGAGGGTGGTGGACTCTATCACTTGGCCATGGGCGCTGTGCTCGGTATCACGAGCTGGTCGCGCGGTCAAGAGAAGCTAAAGGAGATGACTCTACCATGATTTTAACATTGCTGTCCCCGCTTCTCGGCATTCTCGGTAGCTTACTGCCTTCGATCGTCGATATATTCAAGCGAAAGATGGAGCTAAAGTATGAGATCGAACTCACTAAAGTCCAGATTGAAGCGTCTCTCCAAAATGCGCAGATCAGTCTTGATATTCAGGAGTCTAAAGCGGATATTGCGGATGCAGAATCAGTTCGATCTTATGATAGTAACGTTGACGGCGGTAAGTTTATTAACTCACTCAGGGCTTCTATTAGGCCAGTCATCACTTACAGTTTCTTCTTTCTATTCGTGGTGGTTAAACTTACCCAACTAATCGTGGCCGTCGACTCAGGCGAAAATGCCAGCGCGGCTCTATTAGCCATCTGGGATCAGGATACGATGGCTCTATTCGGCGCCATCATGGGCTTCTGGTTCGGTTCGCGCATGCTCGAAAGAATGGGTTATGGTGGAATAGGTAAGTCGAGGATCACTGTCCTACCTACGACTCAGAAGCTCTTAAATAAGAAGTCCTAAATAGAAGAGAACTAAGAGAGGACCGAGATGGCTACGCCGACTACTAGAAAAGAATTCAAAGAATACTGTCTGCGTAAGCTAGGCAAGCCGGTCATCGAGATCAACGTAGACGACGATCAGATCGACGATCGCATAGACGAAGCTCTGAAGTACTACTGGGACTATCACTTCGACGGTTCTGAGAGACTGTACTACAAGTACATGATCCAAGACGGGGATCGCAGGGACGCCATCAAAGAAGTCACCATAGTAAGTGGTGGCATCGGTTACTCGAACTCAGACACCGTCGTCATCACCAGCGACCCGTCTGATACGACTGGAATCGGCGCTGCTGCTTCTATAGTCACTGACGCTGCGGGTACCATCGTTCAAGTCAATATCACCGCTCCAGGTAACATGTACACTCTGGATCCTACTGTGACTGTCACTACGTCGGGTGGATCAGGAGCAATCTTGAAAGGATACAAGGGTGGATACATCAAGATGCCTGAGAACATCATGGGCGTCACTGGTATCTTCCCTATCGGCGACCCGTCTCTTTCAGCTAATGACATCTTCAATATTCGTTATCAGATCGCTCTGAACGATCTGTACACACTAACTTCTGTTCAGCTCACGCCATACTACATGGCTATGGAGCATCTCGCTCTCATTCAGCAGCTCTTGGTAGGTCAGCAACCGGTCAGATTCAATCGTCATACCGATAAGCTCTACATCGACACTGACTGGGCCAAGCTGCCAACCGGCAGGTTCATCCTCATCGAGTGCTACAGAGTCATAGATCCAGAAGAATACAGAGATACGTGGGGCGATCGCTGGCTAGCTCATTACGCCACTGCTCTGATCAAGAAGCAATGGGGCAATCACTTGACTAAGTTCTCTGGCATGTCTCTGACAGGCGGAGTCCAGTTTAACGGTGATAAGATCTACAACGACGCCGTAGCAGAGATCGAGAAGCTAGAGGCAGAGATGATCAATAGCTATAGCCTTCCCGTTCTCGACATGTACGGATGATAGATGACCTTCAGCCCGGGCACTAACTTCTATTTCAATAACTGGAAAGCTACCGGTGAGCAAAACCTCATCGAGTCGCTGATCATTGAGTCTATCAAGATCTACGGCATGGATATGATGTATCTGCCTCGTAGATACGGTAACCTCGATCAGATCTACACGGAAGACTCTGCGTCGTTCTATGACAGAGCCTATCCTATCGAACTCTATATCAAGAGCGTCGACGGTTTCCAAGGTGAAGGCGACTTCCTGTCTAAGTTCGGCGTCGAGATCAGAGATCGCGTCACATTCACTGTGGCCCGTAGGATCTGGACTAAAGAAGTCGGCTCTAACGAGAACGACAAACCGCGTCCGTTCGAAGGCGACTTAATCTACTTCCCGCTAAATCGTAAGATCTTCAAGATCATGTTCGTCGAGCACGAGGCCATCTTCTATCAGCTCGGTGCTCTTCAGACTTACGACTTAGTATGCGAGCTGTTCGAGTACTCTAACGAGACCTTCAATACTGGCATTCCGGATATCGATGGCCTGACCAAGAAGTACGAGTTCGACTACACCGATGTCGGCCTTCATACAGAAGACGGCAGCATGCTAGTAGACGAGAACGAAGGCATCCCGCTGCTGTTCGAGGACTTCGAGATCAATTCTACCAGTCTCGACGAGAACGACATGTATCAAGAGAAGGGTCTCGAGATCCTCAACTTCTCTGAGATCGATCCGTTCGCCGAGGGAGGCCGCTACTAATGTTCGGATCAACATTCTATCACGGCTCTATTCGTAGGTACATCATCCTATTCGGCACGCTGATGAACGAGATTTTCATCAAGCGATACAAAGCTGACGGAACTCTCGATAAACTTATCAAGGTGCCGATTACGTACGGCCCGAAAGACAAGGTCATCGCCCGCGTCAATGCCGATCCAAATCTAAATAAGCCGTTCTCGATCGTACTTCCTTACATGTCATTCGAGCTCAAGTCTATTACGTATGACGCCGACAGACACCTCCAAACTACTGGCAGGTCTCCGTTCTTGAACCCGAGCAACAAGAACGTGGCTAACTACATGTATAATCCAGTGCCATACAATTTGAATTTCGAACTGAACGTGATGGTAAAGAATGCTGAGGACGGTTCTAAGATCCTCGAGCAGATCCTCCCGTACTTCACCCCAGACTGGACTGCCACCATTCGAATCATCGATGATCCTGAGATCTTAATCGACGTCCCAACACTCATAGGTCAACCGTCTTCTCAAGACACGTATGACAATGGTGGGATCGGAGACAGGAGAGTCTTGACATGGACCATTCCTTTCACTATGAAAGGCACCATATATGGTCCAGTTCGCAAGAGCAAGATCATCAAAGAAGCAAGAATCAACGTCGGCTACAAAGCAAAAAATCAAGACACGCTGGATGAGGTCGGAGTTTATGAGACCATCGTCATGGTACCCGGTCTGACTGCTAACGGCGAACCGACATCAAACGTATCAGAGTCCGTCGCTTATTCTGAGATAGACTGGACCGATGACTATGGATATGCGAGTTATATTGAAAGGGAATAATAATGGCGGATCCCATCGCGGATGCATTGAATCTGACGCCCATCACTCCGGCTTCTAACGCCGTTTCCGTAAAAGCTGAGAAGTCCATCACTATCCAGCCTACCGACTCCGGTGACGAGCAAGTCAAGAACGACTTCGAGTATGCTCGAAAGAACATGTATGACATCATCGAGCAAGGCCACGAGGCCATCGCTAAGCTCATGGACATAGCCGATCAGAGCCAGCATCCTAGGGCTTACGAAGTCATAGCCAATCTCATTAAGACTATGGCCGAGACTAATAAGGATCTACTCGGGCTGACCAAGCAGAAGAAAGAGCTCATTACAAAAGAAGAGACTCCTCAGCAGCAGCAGGTCACTAATAACCTCTTCGTCGGTTCTACCGCTGAACTTCAGGCCATGCTTCAGAAGAAGTCGGAAGAAGGTCAGCAGTGAAGCTACCAGCATATCTCGGCAACCCTAGGCTCAAACGAGCCGGGGTACCGATCCCGTATACTCAAGAACAGATCGACGAGTGGATTAAGTGTTCTCAGGACCACATCTACTTCATCAAGAACTATATCAAGATCGTCAACGTCGACAGAGGTTTCATCCAGTTCGACCTCTGGCCGTTCCAGGAAGAGATGATCAATGCGTTCGTAAATGACAGGTTTACGATCGCCAAGATGCCTCGTCAGGTAGGTAAGACTACTACTGCTGCCGCATTTATCCTATGGTCAATCTTATTCAAAGATAACTACTCGGTCGCCATCCTAGCCAATAAGATGTCGCAGGCTCGAGAGATCCTGTCTCGTATTCAGAGGTCTTATGAAGCTTTACCGAAGTGGCTGCAGCAAGGTGTGGTCGAGTGGAACAAGGGTAACATCGAGCTCGAGAATGGCTCTAAGGTCTTAGCCGCCGCTACCTCGTCAAGCGCGATCCGTGGTACTTCTCAGAACCTCCTGTATCTCGACGAGTTCGCATTCGTTCCGTCTCACATTCAGGAAGAATTCTTTAGCTCGGTATATCCGACCATCACTTCCGGTAAGACTTCCAAGGTAGTCATCACGTCGACACCTAACGGTCTAAACATGTTCTACAAGATCTGGACGGACTCGGAGCGTGGACACAATAGCTACACTCGCATCAGCGTTCACTGGTCTGACGTGCCAGGTAGAGACGCTAAGTGGGCGGAAGAGCAGATTCGAAATACCTCGCCTGAGCAGTTCCGCGTAGAGTTTGGTTGCGAATTCTTAGGATCGTCTGCTACGCTCATCGACCCGAATAAGCTGGCTTCTCTGACTTACGCAGACCCAGAAGAGTCTTCTGCGAGCTTTAAGATGTACAAACACCCGGAACGAGGAAAGAACTACGTCGTGGTGGTAGACGTCAGTCATGGGGCCGGATTAGACTACTCGGCTTTCATCGTCTTTGACGTCACTCAGATGCCATACGAGGTGGTAGCCACGTTCAGAGACAACAAAGTGCC